TGCCATAACTGCCTGTCTCCTCCAGGTTTTCTTGAATTAACCAACAACCGAAACGTCAGCGTTGCTGCTGTTCGAACTGTTCTCGACTTCGAGATCGAGCGTACCGATGACGCTTGAAAGAACAGCACCGTTGGTGGTGGTGTCTGGCGTCAATTCGATTCGCAGATACCGCTTTCGTGCCTTCAGGTCGACGTTGTATGCGGCAACGATAGCTGCCGTGTTGTCGAGCGTCCGGTTGAAGTTGGAGTCGAAGGTTGCAAACGTGGTTGCAGTTGTCGAATCGGATTCGAGCAAACGGACGGCAACGTTCGTGCTGTTCGTGTTTGCCTCGGCTCCGAGAACGATGGTGATGGTTGCATAATCAGCACCAGCACAATCGAGGTTTGCGGTTCTGGCGGTGGTCGCAGCCGTAATAGGTGCGAGCATGACGTTTCGTTTTACGGACTGAAGATGTTTCATGTTCTGTGTATCCCTGTGTCGGAAAAATTAAGTTGTTGAGAAAAGCCGCTGCCTCGGTGAAGAGACAGCGGCAAACCACCTGGAGGAGAGGCGGTTAGGATCAGCCGAAGACGAGACCGATGATGCCGCCGGATGCGGAGGCTGTACCGCGATCGTGAACGTTGATGTCGAATCGCTGAGTCGCCTTGATAGCGATCGAGTCTTGCTCGAAGTAGCGGCTCGAATCGACAGCGATCGAGATGCCGCGGCGAGTGCCGAGATACGATCCCAATCGCAGATCACCGAAGTAGCAAGCACGCAATCCAGTGGTTCCGGTCAGAGCACTGGTAAGAACTTGACTGATGACAACTGGATAGCCGAGGAACTGCGGTTGCATTCCGCCAGCAAGTTCTGCCATTGTGACACCGCCGGCTGCGTTAGCGAGCCGTTGCATCGAAGCGGCCCAACCTGCTTGGCTGATGTACCACTTCGGCTGGATTCCAGCCCACATCTTGCAAGAACCGACCACCGATTCAAAGTTGGCGAACGTCAACGCCGAGAACGTTTGGTTGCTGGTCGCTGTAACGAGCGATCCGGCAGCAAGTGCTCCAGCAAGTCCGACGATGCCGCCGTAGGTGCTAGTCCCGTCTCCGAGGAATCCGGCGGAATCCTCAGCAACTGCAAACTGATAGGCGACGCTGCGAGAAATCATTTCAGCAACGGAAACAACTGCATCCTCGTTCAACTCCGAGCTGACGAGTGTCATGCTGGCAAGCTTTTTGGCTTCCAGCTTGATCTGCTGAACAGTCGCGTCGCTAGCGGTGATGGCCGAGTTTTCGCCAACGTAGTAGGTGGTTACTTCTCCAGCCAGCTTTGGAACGATGGTGACGCTGTCGCTCATCGGCCAAACATTGGAGTTTTGGCGGAAAACGCCGTACTGCTCTCGCAACTCGATGATTGCTGATTCCATTGGCTCTGGAACGAGGAATCCACCTTTGGTGTTATCTCCGCCGGTCATCACAGCCTTGATGCCGTTGTCGCGGCAGTAAGCTTTGGCTCGCTTGTTGCCAAAGAGATTGGCAAGAACGTACTGACCGGAGTCGTAAGCGTCTTGCTCGCTCTTGAAAGCTTGCAGCTTGCCGTGTGCTCTGGCTCGTGCTGGGATCTTGCGTGCTGGTTGAGCATCGCGGTCGTCCATCGCCTTAGCAACGGATGCGACGTGTGCTTCGATCTTGGCCTGACGGTCGCGATCGCGAATGAGTGCCGAGATCCTGCCTTCGGCGGAATCGGTTCCAACGATGCTGTCGATTTCGGTTTGCTCTTCAGCAGTAAAGTCTCGGTTTTCTTCCTTTGCTTGGTTGCTCATCGCTTGTACGCGAGCTTGCAAAGCTTTGATTTCCTGATTGAGTTCGTGCGAGTTCTTCATTGAGACGACTCCAAAAATAGATGCTTTGGCAGTCGTGAAAACGCAGATAGCGGCTAGACTGCCAACGAAACTTGGAAAGTTACGTTCGCTGCCTTTGCCGCTAATCAGTTGCAAAGATGTTGCAGAGATGTCGACACTTTAGGTCGACGCATTCAATTTATGCAGCTAGCCTCTTTGTGTCAACCGAGTTCCTAACTGCGACTTTATCAATGCCGCTTTTGCGTTATTAAATTGCGACTGCGGCTTCTTCTTTTTGGTGTAATTGGAATCCAGTATTTCAGTCGCCATTCCGAGAGATACAGCCTCATCGGTGTTGATCCAAGTTTCGTTGCTCATCATGGATTCAATATCGGATGCTGATTTGTCCATGTACTGTGAATAAATATCAATCAGGCTCTTATCGTATGATTCCAGAGCCGCAATTGTCTTTCGCAATTCCTCAGCGTTGCCAAGAGCGAACGCCAAAGCTCGATGGATCATTAACCGACTTCCTTGGCTCATGATCCGCTTGGAACCGCCAAGGAAAATGACGCTTGCAGCCGATGCCGCGAGCGAATCATTGATGGTCGTGACCTCGCCTTTGTACGATTTAAGTGCGTTGTAAATGCCGATACCTTCGTCCGCAGCTCCGCCTGGCGAGTTGATGCGAACCGTAATCGGCGAACCTCCGAACGCCTTCAAGGCTTTATCAACTGCCTGGTGCGTGATCGGGTCTTCACCCCATCCATCTCCAACAACTCCAGAAAGCAGGATCTCGTTGAGTTCGTTTTTGATTTCGATCATTTATTCAACTCCTTGAAAGGAAAATACGCGGTTTTGCCATGTTTTGACGGTGTTTTTGACGGTTTCCTCCAGCTTTTCCGGTGGTGTTTCGGTGGCTATTTGCACCAAAATCGCTACCGATTCCTCGCAGTGAGTCCTGGCCAGATCGCGGTCTAGTCCGATCGCTTCGACCTTCTCGGCTAGCTTTGGCTCCCATTTGGCGTAGTTCTTGTTGATCCACGCGACAAAATGAGGCTTTTTGGCTGCGTTCGCCGCGTTGTTGGCCTCTCGTTGAATCAAAGATCGCAGCGTTTCCTCAACTGCCTTGTTGTTCATGGCAGTTGTTTCCGAGGTTTGCTCCTGTGCCGAATCCTCTTGTGCATCCTCTTGAGTGTCTGCTGGATCGCTTTCCATTTCGCCTGGCGATTGCTCGCCGGCAGGCTGAGAGATGGCAGGATTGATAAACTCGTCGCCTCCTTCATAAGGATTCAAATCCAGCTTGGATCTGCATTCGTTAGGATTCATAATCCTGGAGGTAATCGCTGACGAAAACGCTGCCATCGTCGTTGATAGATCGGTGCGGTAGAGTGCTGCTCGGTTAAACTTGAAATACACTTTGCCGCCGTTTTTCTTTTCGGTCGTACTTCTCAGCTTGATGTCGCACTGCTCCTCCATCTTGACCAGCCATTTGTCCAAGGCTTGCAGATAGGCGAGGTTCTTTTGCTCAAGCGAATTGTAAGAAACGCTTTCACCGTCGCCTGGCATGCCTTCAAGTCCGAACAGCATACCGATGTCCTGGCGGTTGAACTTTTGCAACTCAACAAATTGAGCGTCGTTGTTGCTCATATTGACTGCGTTTGCTTTAACGCCTTCTCGCAGGAGTCCGGCCTTTCCAGCGTTATCCGCACCAGCCTCGGCCTTGTTGAAATTCTCAATAAACTCCTTGGCTTGTGCTTCGTTCCTAAACGATCCTGGAGGTGCTTCAAGAAACAATTTTCCACGGAAACCTTTTCGCAGTTGGTTGTCGAGGAATCTTTGCGACTGCGTTCCAGTAGAAAAAACGTTCTGAGCGATCTGAAGCAATCCAATGCCTTCGATTCCGTTGAACGCGAAACCTGTTATGTGCAGAACGTCGGCGTCTCGGAAAACAAGCATTCCATCTTTGTCGGTCTCAAGATCATCAAAAAGATTCTTGTTGTCCTCTTTGTCGGGCTTAGTGATGTGCCACTTTTCGCCGTTGATAATTAGCGTCCGAGTCCTATCCGGCATCATCGGAATGAGTTCAACGGCTCGATCACCGCTTCGAATGATTGCCGCCCTTCCGTTTCCGTACATGATCGCATGGGAGCAAATTTGTTCCTTAAAGACGGATGGTGCTTGCATCATGTTCGGCTGCTCACGAAGCAAACGGTATCCGTCGTGCTTCAGGTCGTTGACAGCACCCTCACCAACACGTCGCTTGACATCGATCGGCAACTGACCAAAGTCTCCAACGATCTTGTTGTGTGCGTACCACGCCGGAGGAAGTCCCATTGCTTCCTTGAATCCAACATAGGAATCTCGGTAAGAATCTTCGGAAAGACCCATCCATTTCGCCAGTTGATACCACATTGAGGCCATGTTTTCTCCTAGACCAAAAATAGACTTCCTGACGAACGCTCTGGCTCTAAACTGGCGATGCGGTACGCCATCACCGCTGCCACAATCGGGTCGATCTTGTCTTTGCTGTCGCGTTTGTCGAACATCCAGCGATCTTGGCGATCCTTGCAGATGATTGCGTTGCCTGCACACCAGCGAAGTAGCTTAGAATCTTCAAAGACCAAGCGTCCTTCTTCCATCAAGTTGATGAAGTCGCGAATCGCTTCATTGAAGTTTGCTTGATTCTGTGCCATGCGTGCGGCAGTTGCTCCGATCTTTCCGAGCTGCTCGCCGAGTTGCTGGCCGTTGTACGGGTCGTAAGCAACCGTCTTGATCTCGTAACGCTCCAGATCCTCAATCAGTGACGCTTGCAGCTCCTCGATTGGGTATTGATGCTTCACCAGCTCGCCGGTGTAAATCCACTGCGAAAACGGCATGGCTGCGAGATCACGCTTTGTGTCGGATGCAATGTACGCTCTGCACCGTATCTCGTAGCGATAGACAGGTTTTCCGTCATCGCCAACCGACATTGGAAACCTTGCACACATTGCATACGCAGCCAAGTCGTCGCGGCTTCCGAGGTCAACGCCAGCTCCGACAGCGTCTGCCTGGTGCCAATCGGCCAATTCTCCGACGCACTTATCAAACGAGTTGACGTCAAAAGCTCGTTCGGTCGATGCAACGATCCTGTTTCCGTGGTAACGCAGGAATCGGTTTCGACCAACTGATGTGTTCTTGTCCTCGTTCCATCGCTGACGGAGATAATCAAGCTTTACAGAGATGCCGAGATTTGGATTTGCTTTGATCCATGTCGACTCATCCGCTGGGTCATCGTCAGGATCAAGCTCATAGATGATCGCGAACAGGCTCTCGTCCTTAAACGTTCCGTTTACGACGTTCACTGCGTAGTTGTAATTTTCCAGCCATAGGTGCGAGTCGTCTGCTCCAGCGGTGGTGATGATCAAATGCAGCGGTTGCGTCCGCGATCCTGAGCCTGTGACCATCGTATCGTAGAACTTGCGGTGGTGCTCACCCCATGCGTGCAACTCGTCCATTACCACGCAGTGCGGATTGAGTCCATCGAATGGCTTGTCGCTCGACACCTTGCGGATGTAGCTTCCAGAACTCTTAAACGTAATCGTTTCGTTCTTAGAGTCAGTGACTTTCTTAATCCATGCCGACTGTTCACGCATCCGCTGTGCTTCGCCAAACACAACTGCGGCCTGCTCTTTCTTGGTCGCGGTCAAAAGGATCTGGCCGACAGCCTCAGGTTTCCCAGTTGCTGGGTCGATGTCCCCAGCTCCAAGGAACAAACACAGTCCAGCAGCAACGGACGACTTTCCGTTCTTGCGAGCCATCGACCAATAAACTTTTCGGAACCGTCGAGCGTTGTCATCATCTTGCTTCCATCCAAAAATGCACCACAGCGAGAAAGCTTGCCACGGTTCAAGCTCAAACGGTCGTCCAGCAAACTCACCAATCGAGTGCCGGAGCATCACAGGAAAAAACTCGACAACGGCAGCGGCCCACCGTCGATCAAAATGATACGGAAAATCGTCAGTGCTTTGGCGTTCAAGGTCCGACAGGTGTCGACGTACAGCATCCTTTACGCGTTGACAGGCCACAATTTGGCCGCTCATCACGCTTTCAATGTACTGTTCGACTTTTCCTGCGACGCCGTTAGTTATCACTTCGACCTTGTGCCCTATCTAGCCACTGCTGGAACGGATCTTCTTCATTAGCTTGCGGTGCATGCAATCGACTGCGTGCACTCGGTGTCAAACCAAGTTCCGATTCTCGTTTTAGGAGCCTGTCTTGGTACTTGTGAATCTGGACAGCAGCAGGCTTGGTGCTTGCGTTCCCTTTGTCGTTGAACTCCGCAACATTTCCTTCTCGCACTTGCTCCCAGAGCCATCGGAATTGCGAGTAATCCAAGCAATACTGCTCAAGCAGATCAGAATCCGCTGTTGTGAGGATGTTCATCTCATCAAGCAACTTGCAAACGTGATTCCACTTACGTTTGGCGATCTCGTCAGCCTTGATAATGTCCGGCATATCAGGCCAGCCTTGTTTTGCTTTTGGCTCGCTCTTATTACGCCGCTGCGGGTCGTGTGCAAACGCTCCAGACGCCTCTTTTATGGCTGATGCAAGCGGTTTTCTGCCTCGGACCATCATGAACCTCCAATTTTGCGGACGCACACGGAAGCG